ACATCATGGGCTTTCGCCTCGACTACGATGGACGGCTGCTCATCAGGCTGGTCTGCATCCCGCAGAGATTCCCAGACTACTGGAGCCAAACGCTTTGCGCTTGACCGTGATAGACCGACTGCATCCCGCAGCCGACGCTCTACAGACCGCAGGGATGCGGGCTGGATACACTTAGCACCGTGCATGGCGTATAGCTGCTTTGCACGGCTAGCAAACATATCAATAATGGCTTCAGCCATAGATGCATCTGCAACCATGCCGATACCTTCGCTCATGGCTTCGTAGTAGGCTTCCATGCCTTCATGGATGAGATCCGATTCTGCCATCTTGAATAACTCAGCGGCGTACTCTTCTGGGCTTTGCTCTGGCATCGGCTCAGGCATCATCTCTTCATCATCTTCCATCTCGCCCATGCCGTAGTACTCCTCAAGGCTCTTGACACTGTTTCTAAACTCCGCAGGGGTAGGCGTAATCGATGCCTCAGCGATAGGCCACCGGATGATTTCAGATGCACCGCCCATGGATTTGCGCTCAACCATATGAGCCGCAGCACCAGAGGAAAAGCCCATCTTGCCTTGCTTGCAAAGCTTGGCAACCATCTTGCCGTACTCGTCTGCCAAGTCTAACTGCGCCTCATACCAGAGTCCCTCATCGGTCATCTTGATGAAGCCAGTACCGATGGACTTCTTACCTACCTGAGCATCCATACCGTGGTGGTAGTAAACGTTGAGAGGTACGCGCTTGCCTTCTTCCATAGGAAAGCCATAGTCGGTTGATCGGGTGAAGTAGTCACCCTCAAGGTCGGTTGCCTTGGTGTCACCAAAGCGCACAAGGTAACCTTTGACATAACCGAGCCTATCGCTCTTGATTCCGTCTACTGTAGATGTCAGCACGTCCATGGCGTAAGTATCCCACACACCCTATATAAGCTCACGTAGAGGCCGTACACGGGTATTAGGCCCCCAGTCTTGGTTAGGTACTACCTGCACAAAATCAGCAAGCGGCTTGCCTTCCATGTACATTGCGTATCTTTGAGGCCCCATGATGGCGACCTTGTCAGCATCCGACAAGCCAGCGAGTATGCGCTCAGGTGTTGCTACCAGAGGTCTGGTATCAGGGATAGAACTGTCCCCGGTAATCTCCGCCCATGACATGGTAACCGGCACAAGAACGCAGCGACAATTTACGTGACTAGGCATGATTTCATCTGTCGCATATAGTGTCCCGGACAAAGCAAGGCAGGCTAAACACACTCGGCTATCTTGGGTGGCTTGCCGTCTGTAACCTTGTACCGCAGGGTTCTGCGTATACAACTGCCGTTGTGCTTCTCTGGCACTGCGGATCATCTCTGTACGTGCTATTGTCTCTGCTCGGCTCCTGCCGATATCAGCTGCCTTACGTACACGCCGTGCAACAGTTCGTGGACCTTCACCCAGCGAAATTCCCTGTACAAGGGCCATCTGCATAGCGTCTGTGGTCACCTGCGGGATTGTTGCAAATAACTCACCCAGAGGGCTTCCATCACCCGAAAAACCGACAAGGGCTTGGAGGCTTTCGTCTGGGAGTGCTGTCCATGTGTAGCCGAGTGTTGCTCCAGCCGGTTTACGACCTGCCGCCGTTTCAACCATGCTGACGCTTGCCTCATTCGCAAGGATGGCGCTTTCGAGTTGTCCATCGGCGGTTATCTGTGCCCCCTCGATTGAAAACTTCTTTAGGTTCTTCCCCAGTTGTTCGATATTTTCGATAATCCGCTGTCGCATCCATAGGATGGTTTCACTTGGCGGTTCCCCGTTTGCTTCACGCTCTGCGATCCGTCCCTCTAGTGCTTCAAGCTCATCGATGCTTGCTTTGGTTGCTGCCTTGTATGCACGTTGCATACGGCTGATGGCTACGCCTTCACGCTCCAGCAGGTCATTGCGGAACTTCTGAGAGGCGGCATAGATTCTAGCCGTGCCATCGTTTACTTGTTTGAGATGTAATCCATCTCGTACCCGTAAAAAGGGTGAGACTTATACACCACCCCCGGGGTGCAACAATCGATGCTTTTGCCTTCGCCCATGATCTGGTCACGCTTGGCTGTAGCCCATGCAAATCCAGCATCACCGCCCCATAAGTCCCACGCTACACGACCGGGACTAGGGAAACCATCTTCACCAGCATTGAAGCCTTCAGCTTCTTTGTCTACTTCATGCCGTGAGAAAAACGAATACATCCGCAGGATGGTGTCTTCGCTGAGTTTCTCACCGTTGACAATCTGGTTAGCACGAGCAAGACCTACACGAGTACCGCCGGCTCTGCCTTCTTCCTTCCATACCAAAGCACGGCTGGCTGCTTCTTGCATCCCTTCGTTAGGGATGTACTTAAGATCGAATGATTTAGCCTCATCTCGCAGGGTAACCGGAGCGGCTCCAGTGTGTTGTACTGGCAAGTTTAGGAAGCTTGTCACGCTTGCTGGGTCATAACCAGAGCGAATCAAGATACCCGCTGCATTGGCTGTCTCTGCAAGCGGTGCGCCACCTTCACCTTGAATCGGTATAGCGGTTGGATGCAGTACGCCTTCATCTTCTGGGATGGCTTCAAGACCAGCAATGCGCTTTGCTTCTGCACGGTCAATGATGCCAGCCTTATAGAGTTTCTCTGCACGGTCGGCTTCAGCTGATAGGTCATCAGCCAGCGCACGTACATTGTCAACGTTGAAGACGATGTAATCGCCCTCTTGTGTCTCTGGGTACTCTGGTAAAAGGTCAGCCGTCAAAGCGTCAGAGATGGTACGCAGTAGAGGCACCATGCCATCTTCCCACGCAGCTTGTTGAGCCCTCGCGTAGTTAGCATAGGTGCTACGCTCAAGACCAGAACCAAGACCCAAGACCATAGGATTGATGCCAAGAGCAGAGCAGATGCGCTCTTCAGGTACACGTCGTACGGAATCCAGAGCAAGCTCGGAAGGTGTCAGGGAAACACGATCCATCTTGTAAGGTCCAGTCATGACAACGATGCCACCAGAACCGTCACCGCTTAGGTCTTCGTGTAGTTGACGCTTGACCTGCCGTGCATCATCCATACTGAGGTCTACGCTTGCATCCTTGGCATCTGGTCCAACGATGAGCGATGGCATAGCACCATTAGCAAGCAATCCCCAGGCTGTCGTGGATGCAGTGTTGTCGGTAGCAATCTCACGGAGTACAGCGGTAACCGGAGAGCGTCCAAGGCGGATATCGCTAGGCTCCCTGCCGTACCGGATGTGGATGATGTCAGATACCGGAATGTCAAAAGAGCGTCCGTCAGTGGTGTACACGTAGTGGGTTAGTGGGTTAGTACCGTTGCCTACAGGGCGTACCATGTCCTGTGGCAAGAACTGGAGAGCGGTAACAGTACCACGAGTTGATGAACGTATCTTCCGGATGTATGTATTGCCGAATAGCTTGTAGTCCTGCACAACCCATGCCCAGAATAGAGAGCCCATGACCAGCGGATCAGGTTGAGCAATGAGCTGAAGTGCTGGATGCTCAATAGGCTCTGCCTGTTGCATATCGACTTTACGCATGACCTCTGGTGTAGCCTGTGCCCAGTTCCTGATGTACCAGTCCATGGCGGAAGCCACGACACCGTTTAGCCCTAGATCACCTGCTATCCTTGCCCAGTCTTTGGTGCTACCCGGTAACGCTCGGCGTAGTAATGTCTGCAACTGACCACTACCGTAGCCGGTTAGGTAGACATCACGAGACTGGGATAATGGTAACGGAAGCATTGCGGTAGGGTTCGCAGCTGCTTTGCGTCCAAGGAAACGGTCAAAGATACCCATATCCACAGTATCCCACAGGACTACACTGCACCCCAGCCACGCTTAGATCCGCACACCTGCCAAGCGTAAGCCAGAGCGTCCACCACGTCATCATGCCGACCAACCGGGAAGGATAACAACTCATCCTCAAAGTAAGCCGGGAGCCCTTGACAGTGCATAACCTGTGATTGCTCGTACCGGGCTTCTAGAGGCGCAAAGCGGGTCACTTTGTCACGGTCTGGGCGTATCCCCCGGATAGGCAGTTTGGTACGTCTAAGAAGCTCCTGCACAACAGCCGCTTGATACTGCACCTGCTCAATGCCGATCATGGTGGGCTTCCACTTGTCAGCCATAGCCTCGATGAAGCGTAGCACGGAAGCAAAGTCTGCACGGGTACGGTTTACGTCTCTTACGTAGATGGTGCCGTCTTCTGACCTACTGATAACCACAACCCCGGTGTAGTCTGCTTCGCTTTTGGTACTGATAGCAAGGTCAACGCCGATGTATGTAGGCAATCCTTCTGGGCAGTCACCGTATCGCAACCACTCACGCTTGATTCTTGCACCAGCCGCATCCACAAACTCTGCCAAATACTCCTGCCTAAATGCAATCGATGGCAGTGACTCCCCAGCCTTGTCTACTTCGGCAGGGTCTATCCACGGGTTAGCAGTAGTAGGCATCTGCCATGCCATCCAGTCATCATCTACACCAGCCATGCCATACAAGGTTTTGAAATAGTTAGAGCCCTTGGGAGTGCTGAGAAAGAAAGCATCGCCCTTGTAGTCGGTTAGTGTTGGGCGGATGGCTTCGGTCCAGGCTTGCTCTAGATGCCGTGCCATGGCGGCTTCGTCGATAATGACCCGCTTGTACTTTCGACCACGGGCAACGGTAGAAGGGTCATCAAGAGTC